GGTGATATCATGTGGTACGTAGCACAGGCATGCATGGCACTTGAAGTATCATTTGATGATGTGATTGCTACCAATGTAAAGAAACTAGAGAAGCGTTATCCTGAGGGATCATTTGACGTTTACTTTTCTGAGAATAGAAAAAAAGGAGATCGTTAAAATAAATAATTTTATACGATAACAGTCCCATGGCAAATAAAATGTCATTCTCTGAATACGGTGATATCCGAGGAGGGAGAATGCGTTTACAAACACTTATTGAAATAATAGAACAAAGAAGATCAGTTGCAACTTCTGGTTCTGCAGGTCCATCTGCTGTAATTACATGTGAACCACATGTTTTACAGGATATGAAAGATTGTGTTGATGGTAAACTTGAGTTTGATAATGCATCTGGTACAGGAGATTCATTTACTAAAAGATATCAAAAGAAAGGAAATGCAGGAAAAATATTAACAGCATTAAAATTATCTGGTAATGGTATTACAGAGATTAAAATATCTCCTGCTGGTATTATGAAGACAACTGAATTTGGTGGAGGACAATCAGGATCTGGTGCTGGTTCTGAGGATACTGATTTGTTTGAAGGTGCTGCGTGTTGGGTTGGTGCATTTAGATACACGTTAGGAACAACTCCTTTAAGTGATGATTATCATTGTACTTTAGATGATTTTAGATCTGTAGCAAGGCATGTAGATACTAAAGAAAGCATGGAAGATATCCATGCATTTTTAATAGAAAATAATGATTGGATGAAATCTAGTATTCGTACTGCTAATGCCTTGTATGCTGACACGAGATATAGAAATACTAATTTTCATTGGTATCATGGTAATTCGTTTGTAAAATCAATTTCAGATCACTTTGCAAAAGTAAATAAAGCAGCAAAAGAAGATGATCCTAACAATGTAGCACCTTTTGGTAATATTAATAAGTGGAGTCCAGCAGATATTTGGTTGTGTGATTGCAATGTATCATCCCCTATGGTAAATCAAGAGCAATATTTTGCGGGATGGAATACATTACTGTTAAATTTAATTGAACAAAAAAAATTAATCGGTGTCTCTCTAAAAAAAGTAACAACTGGTAGAGCAAGAATAGAGAGAACAAATATGGGAGAAACAATACCAACAAAATCCTTTGTTAGTGTCGGTGCAAATAGTTTGTTTGGATCTATGGACACATATTTTGAGGGTGAAGGTTTTAAAATGCAAATGCGTGATACTACTGGTAAAGGAAGAACATGGCAGGGAGAAATATTAGGTGGTTCTGCATTTGGTGTAGGAGCAAAAGGTGGTAAAGTTGGTGGTGGTATTCTAAATCGTATACTAGAATCTGTTTATGGTGAAGGAAATGGAGTTTTTAGAAACTATGATGTTGATGGTGCTATTAGAGTATCAAGAGGATCTCAGTTAGATCAATCAATTTATGACTTGGCAATTGCGAATAAAGGTGTTATAATACAAGGAGAGAGAGGAAATTTATATAGACCACAAGGATTTAGTAAAGACAGAACTGAGGAGGAAGTGACTTTAGATAACGTTAGAGATGCAGGAGGGAGATCAGGCAATTCAGCAAGTCAATGGAAATTTTCTAAATTTCTTGGATTGGAAGTAGTTGATATTATAATGAGTGGAAACTCTCAACAAAGAAATGAAGTGTCTACCAAATTGTATAGGTATGCTGCATCAAAATCAGACCAATCTGCACCATTTTTAAAAGTACAATCATCCTAATGGCAAACATAACCAAACTAAAACATTTAGAACATTTGGAAGATGAGATGCTCAACTATGGTGTTGAGGGATGTAAGGCAGCTGTTGGATTTTTACAGGAATTACGTAAGATGCTTGGTTGTGATGATAGCACAGGGTTTATGCAAACAAAATGGGATGGTGCACCATCAGTTGTGTGTGGTAAAGACCCTGCAAATGGATTATTTTTTGTAGGAACCAAGTCTGTTTTCAATAAAACAGAACCAAAGATATGTTACACAGAATCTGATGTAGATAAGTTTGGGTACAAAGATGATTTAGCAGAAAAATTAAAAATGTCCCTACAATATTTCAGAAATGTTGGTATAGATGGCGTCATACAGGGAGATTTGATGTATACTAAATCCACTGTTAAGACAGAAACTATACATGGAGAAAAACTATACACTTTTAGACCTAATACTATTACATATGCTATTCCTGTAGACCATGAGATTGGTAAAAAAATAAAAGCATCACGGATAGGAGTAGTATTTCATACACATTATAAAGGAGAACAAAATGGATATGATTTATCTACCATGTCAGCAAGGGCGGGTGCTAATACTACATTTAAAGACAATAGTGATGTGGTAATAATCAACAATGACACACCTATGAACAAGGTTGGTCTAAATCATCAAGAAGAAGTAAAGTTTGATAGTATGGTTAAGTCTATAGAAACTAACTGCAAAAAATGTGGAGACTTTCTTGATCAATTAGTCCTATTCTCAGGCACAAAAGGAGATGAAAAATATCATGTTGCTTCCTATGTAAAACCATTCTTTAACTCAGAGATTAAAGCAGCACGTACACTTGGTGATACAAGTAAAACATTTGCTAATTTATATAATTTCTATTACGATAAAACAAAAGCATTAGTTGATAAGATAAAGACACCAGCAACTAAAGCACAGAAGTCTAAATTAATACATCATAGTCAGAACTATCTAAGAGATAATGAGGATAAGTTTAAAGCAATGATAGATTTATACAAAGAATTACAAGATATAAAGCAGTTTGTTATTGATAAACTAGATCATTTAGAAACATTCAAAACATTTGCACTAACAGACAATGGATATAAGGTTACAGGACCTGAAGGTTATGTTCTACATAAGGATGGGGACATGATTAAATTTGTTAATCGTCTCGAATTTGCTTTCCTTAACTTTACACTAGCAAAAAAATGGCGTTAAAGTGCAACAAATGTTATTTTACCTTTGGTAGGTTTCAACCTCCTACCACAGGTCATAAAGAGAACTTTGATGCAGTAAAACGTATTGCAGGGACACATGAATATAGGATTTATATCTCACAATCTGTAGATAATAAGGGAAATAACCCTCTTTTACCCGTTAGAAAACTATATTATATGAACAAGATGTTTCCTACACATAAAGGACATATCTATAGCGGACCTAGAGATCCAGTAGCAGTCTTACAGGACATAATGATGGCAGGATTTGATGAGTGTGTGATGTTAGTAGGATCTGATAGAGTACAAGCGATGCAGTGGATCCATAAATACAATGGTAACGACAAAGACTTTTCTTTTCGTACATTAGATATCATATCTTCTGGTTCAAGGGATGCAGATGGTGATACATTTAAAGTATCAGGAACAAAAATGAGACGAGCAGCATTTGCTGGCGATTATAAAACGTTCAAGTCTGGTATACCAAGTGCTCTAGGGGATGCTGATTGCAAAACTTTAATGATGGAAGTAGCAGCGAACTTACCCGCAAACTATAAATGATAAATTTTAAGAAATTACGAGAACAAGCACTAAGACAACAGCAAAGACACGATGAAGGTCTAAGCGAGGGTGATAGTGTCATGTCTTCAAGAACAGGAACCAAAGGAATCATCCATAGAGTGGGTGGTAACTATGCAATTGTTATATCTGAAGAAGGAAAAATGTTCCGTGAATGGATTAAGAATGTTAGAGCTATAAATAATACGAGAAGAACCTCCTTGTAAGTAAATGAAGAAGCAAGATACAATTAACACCGTCAGAAACAATGATGATTTCTCATCAGGTTTGATGGAACAATATAATAAGTGGATGGGTGGCGATTGCTTCCAAAACACTGACATACCAGATTTACATTTATCTGAAGCACCATTTGATGGCATGGATCCACAGTCACACGGTGCAGAAATAGAAAAAATTACGACAAAGAAGAAAGGACCTAAGAAAGAGTCACCTAAAGCACAACTTGCTACTAAAGAAGAGAAAGAAGTCTGTAGTAAATGCGGTGGTGATCATGCAACCGATGTTTGTCCAAATATATTAGAAAAAGAAGAGATAGAAATTGACGGAGAGTTAATGGTTCTTGAAAAGATTAAGATTGAGAACTGGGATAATATAGACGAAGGTAGTATGAAGCAAGCACGTGCTAATGTTGGTGCTTCTACATGCTGGAAAGGATATAAGGCAAAGGGAACTAAGATGAAGGGAGGAAAGTCTGTTCCTAATTGCGTTAAGGAAGATGAGTTTCATCATCAGAAAGACAAAGATGGTAATACAATACCACATGAAGATGAGATAAAAGAAGGTAAGAAGGGTCTTTATGATAACATTCACGCTAAGAGGAAGAGAGGAGAATCTCCTGCAAAACCTGGCGATAAAGGATACCCTGCTAAAGATGCATTTAAGAAAGCTGCAGAAGAAGTAGAGCATGTAACAGAGAAGAAGTTAGATCCAGTTGGTAAGGCAGATGCTGATATCGACAATGATGGCGATGTAGATAAATCTGATAAGTTTCTACATGCAAGACGTAAGAAGGTCAGCAAGATCATTGCTATGTCTAAGAAAAAATAATGAAATCCTACGATCAATTCAAAACTGATTCTAAAAAAAGAAAAGAAAAACTAAAAAACAAAAAGGTTGGCAACGTAGAAGTCATGCCCATTATCAAAGATGGTCACGGTAAAGGTATGACTACTCGTGCTACTAATGAGGAGGTATTAAATGAAAAGTCAGTCTCAAAATC